TGGGAAGTAGGGGCTGTGCCCCTACTTCGAGACGTGTGAGTTACTCTTTTGGTAAGAGGCGCTCATACCGAATCAAGGTAGTAACCCGTGAGGGTTGCTTAACTTTACTCGGTAATCTCGGAAACAAGTCGAGAGCCGAAGGTAGAGTCTCAAGACTCTCCAAACAGATGGACATCGAGGACGCCCATCGGGAGAAAAGTGTTTGAGACAATACTGACTTCACCTTCTCGTCGAAGGTGGTAATAATCTGGTTCATTGAAGATGAAGCAGATTCATTAGAAGAATAAATCATACGATTTATTCTTCCAGTTAGGCCCATTAAGGAACCTAACACCGCCTTTTCAGGTTGGTAAAAATCAAGAGTACGTTCAATCATCTTAGCTAGGTTGTCACCTGGCTTTGAGAAATTGAGACCGACAGGTTCACATAAATGTGAAACTGCCTTAAATACTCTCTTTTGCCTTCTGGAAAGAAGACAATAGGCTCGTCTTCCCAATAGTCGACAGATATCTAAGAAATTCTCATCACTGAGAGTTCTCCACTTCATCTGAGGAATAACCTTGGATGATGTGATTATCTTTCCAGCGAATTCAGCAATTCGATTGGAGGATAATGACTTATCTGAAGACCATGGGCAAGACATCCTTTCAAGCATGGATGTATACAAAGTATACAAGTCGTCATCTAAAATGACAACATCATCACCTACAACAAAGAACTGGCTCTGCCAAGAACCAGCAAGATGTCGTAGGAGAAGACCATGGGTAAGGGTAAAAGAGGCAAAACTTGGATACAATCCAAGAGGTTGTCCCTTTTTCCATTTAAGGTCACCTAAAGGTGACTTCCAGTTAGCCCTACTAATCTCCTCAAAGAGATTAACAGAGGAACAATCTCCAAATATTGCACGGAGTGCAACCATTTGAAGACTTAACGGGAAATGATCTGTCGCTGAAGATAGATCAACAGAATGGACCTTACCTCCTTTCGCTAAATGCGATTGGATGAAAGGAACGGCTTTGGACTGATCAAAGGTACAGTCCCAGGGAAGATTCTCAACAAGAGAATACAAAGATTCCGACAACGGAGTCAATGCATTCTGATGAATTCGAAGGGGAGATGCGATAGAACGCAGCTTACCTCCGAGTTCCTGTAAAAAGTGGATTTCTCCACCATATACAGGAGAATCTGGTAAGGGATAACTATTTAGCTTATGGTTAGAAACCATAAATTCATAACTATCCTTCCTGGATAATCCCTCCATTTGTTCCAGATATAAATCTGGATACTTACAGAGGAGATTAAGTCCTCCAGTAGTGTTAAAGAATTGGAGATCATCCAATACTTTTTCATCCTGGGGAACCGACTTCCTACTAAAAAGGCGAGGAGCCTTCTTGGTAAGAGACCCTTGGTATGTAACCAAGGGACGAACCTTTGATAAGGTCCGAGGAGCAACAACTCGGGATACAGTTGAAGAAAACTGGTCAAGGAAGTCTTGGTCGATGAAAACTTCATCAGCCATAATTCCTGACAAGAACTTCTTCTTCTGATCGTCAGTCAGAGTTGAGAATTGCACAAGGGAGTAGCACATAAGTGCCTGAACTACCTTGGCAAAATTCTTCTCTGATCTGTCTGACCAACGGAACAAGCTACCAAGGACACCGTAAAGGTCTCCCGATCGGTTCTTACGAACCCAGGTAAGAGGTTCCAGGCCAGATTGACGGCGGAATAGATCAACTTTAAGAGATTTGAGTCTCTTAAGAGTCCATTCCACACCAGAGTTGATTTCCCACTTATGTATTTCATCCATAAAAGGACGAATATACATACGCGGGATGCCAATTGTCAAAAGGCGTAACTCAACACTTCCCTGATGACTACCGAACATTCGGTACATTGGGTGAC